TGCCCTCAAAGCGCGTGACGGAGTAGCCAGACTCCAGCACGGACCGGTCCCACCAGTCGCTGAAGTTGAACGGCTGCTGGCCCTTCCACGGGTTGATGATGCTGTCGTCGCAGCTGACATACGAGTCGCGCTGGACAACCCACACGAGCTCCTTGCACGGGTGGTTGAAGTTCAGCTTGAGCTTGTTGGAGGAGCTCGTGATGGACTCGCCGCCCGTGAACTGGAGGGTCTCGATGAGGTACTCGTGGGAGACCTGGGCGAACTTGCGGCGCTCGTCCGTGTCGAGGTAGATGTAGTCCACGTAGAGCGAGGCGGCCGTCAGGTTGGCGGCGTTGACGCGGTCGCGGATCGTGTGGAGGTTGCTCGTGATCTGCGGGGTGACCTCGAAGCAGAGGTTGCGCAGGTCGTTGAACTCCAGGTTGATGCGCACCTCGTGGTACTGGAGCGCGATGAGCGGGAGCGCCAGGCCAGGGTTGCGGCAGAACCAGAACTGCAGCGGGATGTAGAGCGTGTACTCAGGCGCGCAGTTGAGGACCTCAGGGGAGGAGTTCGGCTCGCCGCCCGCGCAGTCATTGTCGCACGGCTCGCCGCCCTGGACGAGGAGGTTCGTCAGCTGCGGCACGTTGCCAACCATCTTGGCATAGCCGCCCTGCTTGCCCGGCTCCTGCGTGAGCTCATTCCAGATGTGCAGCCACTGTCCGTAGTGCTTGTCGATGCGCTGGCCGCCGATCTCGAGCTCGACGCTCTTGACGAGGTTGTGACCAACCCAGTTGAGCCAGCGGAACTGGGCGCCAGAGCCGTCCGACGTCTGGAGGGAGACAGACGGGAGCGTGGCCTGGAGGTAGATGCGGTGGATCAGGTCACCGTTGCGCTGGATCGTGCACGTCACGCGCTTGCCGAAGCCAGGCGAGCCGTTGAACGGGTTCTCGATGGACTCCATGGCGAAGTTGGTGTGGCGGCGGTAGACCACCTTGAAGAAGGTGATCTGGGGATTGCCCGTGAGGTAAACGTCCTGGGCACCGTAGGCGACGAGCTGCATAAGTCCACCACCAGTCATTTGATTCTATAACCCTTAGAAAGAAAAAATTTCAGCAAAGTGCCGGAATGGCGGAAAAAGGAAACTTTTCACGGCCAGCTGCGTTCCGACTTTCAAGCCGTGGTCGGTCTAAACGGAACAGCGCAAAACCTATAAGATTCATAGACAATGTCAACAGGTGATGCGTTTTTTAAGATACGTCCCACGAAGCGGAGTAATCCAGAGGCGAGAACAACCCTGGATACTGTCCACCAAGTCCAGCTTGGTGCTATGATTGACCGCGAGAAGCAGGTTGGCGAGCTGGAAGAGAATCTGAACACGCTGGAAACCAGTCTCTCGGCAGTCACCGATGACGTCCAGTATGAAGTGGTGGAGCAGCAAATTAAGGTTCTCCAGAAGGAGATTCAGAAGCGGCGCGGCGGCAATGAGGTCTACGACTATTTTCTAAATGCCGGTGAACTTTTGTATCAATATTATGACGTCCAAGAGAGAATTAACAATGGTGCAGAGGGTGTTCTCAAGAGTTCAACCTACCGAGTAAAACCGGGCGACATTCTGAGTTCTCTTCAGTCGGCCGGCGACCCTGTTCTTCCTAACCAGCCAGTTGGTGAGCGCCTCCGCCGCGATAAAATCCTGGAGACCTATCTCCAGAAGGTGGATCCTGAACACGCACGCGGCGGCTCGGAGGTGCTGAATGATCCCTACGGAGAGTGCGAGGATTGCCAGACCGAGATGATCTTCAGCCAAAATGAGGCACTGTTTACCTGCCCCAAATGCGGATATCAGGAGTTCGTCCTGATTGACTCAGACAAGCCGAGCTACAAGGACCCGCCGCGCGAAGTCTCCTATTATGCATACAAGCGCATCAACCATTTCAACGAGTGGCTTGCGCAATTCCAGGCAAAGGAGAGCACTGAGATTCCTTCCACAGTCTATGATGAAATTGTGGAAGAGCTCAAGAAGGAGCGCATCTCGGATTATAGCAGCCTGAAGCCTAGCAAGATTAAGGAAATCCTGCGGAAGCTGCATTACAATAAGTATTATGAGCACGTGCCACATATCCTGAACCGGCTCAATGGAGAAAATGCACCCGTCATGTCGCGTGAAATCGAGGAGAAGTTGCGCTTCATGTTCAAGGAGATCCAGCCGTCTTTCCAGGCCCATTGCCCCAAGGGTCGCAGCAACTTCCTCTCGTATTCTTATGTTCTCTATAAATTCTGCGAACTCTTAGAGCTGGATGAGTATTTACCCTGCTTTCCTTTACTGAAAAATAGGGACAAACTGTATGTCCAGGACAAGATTTGGAAGCTGATTTGCCAGGATTTGGCGTGGCAGTATATTCGGTCAATCTAAATTGTTACATTTGCACCCTTCACAATAGTTGGTGAAATGGTATTAGGATTTAGAGGCTGCGTATCCTCTGCCTCAACAAGAGGAATTCCATCAAGCGCCGCCTCAATCCTCTTCATGGCTTCCTTGATACGCATCATCTGCCTCTCACAATCCTCATACTTTCCACAATAGAGAATCTGCGTCTTCTGAGTGTGATAATAAAGACAGAGGCGCGGTGATCCAAAACACGTAGTTGTCATACTTACATTTGCGAGACTGGGAACATGAATCACAGTCTCGGAAATCCGAAGGAAACGGGACATTTATCTATGCGGTTGGATGAAAAAAAACCAACTTCAAATTTAAACCTTCTTTGGCAGAGACTTCTTGACCATCGCGCGCACGTCGTCCGAAATAGATGCGACAACAGAGGCTGCAATACCCCTCTCAAGGTTTTGGAAACCCTCAACAGGTGTAATCTTGTTCGCAGTCAGCTCGGCGCGAACAAGAGCCTTGATGTCATTTGCAAGACGCCCCTTCACGATGTCAACAACCTTATCCTGGTTCGCGCACGTGGAAGCACCTGAGGCGGTCAGCACAGGCATGTCAGTGTTTAGCTGGTCCGTCTTGAAATTCGGGTCGGCCGCGTTGAACTTGGGCTGGGTGGAGGCTGTGCATTTATCAGCATTAACCGCATAGTTTTTATCTGAGCACGCCTTTCCAAGAGGTAGACCGAAGCGGTCGGACATGACGCATTTGCCAATGTCAGTGCACCAACCACACTTGTTGTTATCTACGCACGTGCCGCATGCGGTAAGCTCAGCACAGGAGAGGCACTTCCCTGTCGTCTTATTCCAGTTGCAGTCCGCCGTATTGTCGCATGCCGTATCAACCTTGATAGCTGTGCAGACGTTCGTATCCTGAAAACCCTCTAGGCGCAGGCCGCCATTTATAGCGAGGAGGCAGGCAAAGAGGAGGAGAGCTATTCCTAGAAGAATCGGGCCAACCATTCTACCGATGAGCCTATAAATTAAGGAAGCTCGAAAGAGCTCCCTTAATTTATAGTTTCGTCACCCTGATAGTCGTATGAAATTAAGTCACGACGTTAATAAGAACCTGTCATTCTTATCAGGTCTCGCTTGACAACTTGGGGGTAGATATATTTGAAATAGTAGGCATCCTCTTCTGTCGGAACATGACTTGTTCGTAACTGGACCATCGTTCCAGGCGAGGTTGCACCGAAGAATCCTTCTGTAGTCCTTGTAAGCACAAGCGCAATAAATAAGAGGACGAGCGCAACTATGATTATCTTCATCTGAGTTTTATAGATATATTATTACATATCTATAAAAAACACATTGAGAATTTATATGTTAGTGGACTAAATTAAGAAATAATATACCGCAACTCAGCGCCTACGTCTATGTCTACGCACGCACTGATGCGCCTAAGCACGCACTGATGCGCCTAAGCACGCATCGGGAATCCAACGAGGTTGGCGCCGATACCGAAGCCGGCGCCCTGGCGAGCCGTAACGCCGATGCTCGGGCTCACAACGTCCAGGATGGCGAAGACCGCCGCGGCGACAACCGCGAGCGTGAGGATCTCCTCCACCGGCAGGGACTTCTTCGGGACGAAGATGGCGGCGATGGCCACGAAAAGACCCTCGATTAAGTACTTGATGGCACGGTTAACAATCTCCGTAGTGAAGTCCATTTAACTCTATATTATTGAAAAAGATTTTTTGTCCGCGATTGGCTTAGGCCCGCCATTGGCTTAGGCCCGCCATTGGCTTAGGTCCGCGTCACCGGTCTAAATAGAAACTAACTAGAAGTATGTAGATGTCAAACACCCAGCGTGAGGATTTTCTGGATGAGGACGTGGAGATTCCGGGGCAGAAGGTTGTTCTCCTCAGCTTTCTGAGCCCGGAGAAGGTGTTGGCGAAGAAGGACCTATTCTTCTTTGACACCTTCCTCCAGCAGTATGAGTTTAAGTTGAGGGTTCGCAACCTCGAGGGCTACCTCGCCACCACGATTCGCAGCATCAATAACAAGCTGGATACGCAAGCAGTGGAGTTTGACAAGCAGGACCTCAGCGGCTGTGCCGACCTCTGTCGTAACAGCCGGGTTCGGGTTGACACGGTCATGGATGGCCTCCAGACATTCATCAAGGAGAATGAGAAGGACATGAAGGACACCAAGCTCAAGGAGGCGTATGATGACTTCGTCTATGCCAACAAGACAAAGCTTGAGCAGCAGTTCTCGGAGAAGAATGAGTTCCGCACAAATGTTCGGGGACTGAAGGTTCGTGGTGTCTATGCCAGCAAGGCGGAGGCAGAGGCCCGCTCCAAGAAGCTCCAGCGCAACGACCAGATCCACAACATCTTCCTCGGAGAGATTGGCAAGTGGCTGCCGTGGGATCCGGAGCCGACGGATGTCGGTGAGCAGGAGTATGCGGAGGAGCAGCTCAATACCCTCATGAAGAAGTATAAGGATAACGAGGAGGCCCGCGAGATGTTCATGCGCGAGAACCGCAACAAGATGCGCAGTGGACCGTCGACTACGGTGACCCGTGATGCTGAGGCTGAGCCTAGCAGTGTAAGCAATGCCGCCGCTGCACCTGCCGCATTCAGTGCAATGTTTGATGGCCCCGCCGATCTCGCCATGCAGCGCAAGATGGAGAACAAGCAGTAATTGTAAATAACGTTGATTTGTAATCAAACATATTTACTTCTCAGACACCCTTATTGTAGTAATTGTTCGTGTAGGGAGGATTGATGG